TTGTAAACTCAAACATATCATATACCTATTTAGTAACTATCATATCCTATATATCCACCATAATTCAAACCACTTGAGATGTCACCACCACCTGTACCCGTTGACCCACCTGTGGTTGTTGATATATTTGCTGGTTGTGATTGTACTCCTACGTTCCCTGTTGCTGAAAGTCCACTTGATGGGTCAGACTGTTGACTTGGAGTACCGACAACATCCCATCCACTTGCTCCGATAGTAGAACCACTTATGGCGTTAAATGTATATCTTGTAATATTTATGTTACTTTCAATTGTTGGAAATGGAAACGTCAACTCACTTATTCCTGAGTCAGTGAACTGTTGTACTTTAGTTAAACTCAATCTTTCGGGAGTAGTACCACCACCATTTGGACCCTCAATGTAAACCTTACTATATGTAGGCATTGGGTCACCCGCCATCGCAAACGCTTCATAGGAAACTATCTGTCCTCTTACATTTCTTTTTAATTCTCTATCTGCCATTATCTAACTACCTTAAAGTAAAAGTTGTCATCGTAGTATCTAATATTACCACCTTGGTCAACTCTAAAACAAAATTTGTAAAATCTTTCGGGTTGTAATCCGTTGAACCAAAAGTTAAAGTAATTACCACTACTATCACAACTTAACTTTGTGTAGTTAGTATCAAATGGAACAATCACTTGTTCTGTTTCTGCGTCAACCACTGAGTAATATGAAGTTGATGGTAAATACTTTACCGTTTTCAATGGACTTGTAGAGAAACTTCTGTTAGGATATCTTTCTCTACCAAATACTCTTATTTTTCCTTTTGATGATTCTTTGTATTCAGTTTTTAAATTCTTTACATAAACAATTAAATCGTCACCTGTTAGTGCGTCTAACGACCCTGTATCGAATGATGAGTCGTCCCATCTCGCTTCTAAGACAGGTGGATATATTGTGTGTGTATCAGTTGAGAAGAACTTAATCTTACCGAAGTTGATTGTTGAATTCTCATCTGTTTTAGATTTCTTAATTATGAATCCGTTGTTTGTTCTTGTTCCATCAATCCACTCAGATACATAATCAGTTACTTCAACATTTAGATTATCAGTACTCCTATCAAATGATTGATAATAATGCTTTCCACTTCCAAATGAAGAAGTAAACCATGTACCACCACCTGATGTTTTATTAAAATGTGCTTCATACTCGGTATCATTAAATGTTGCTCCTGTTGAATCGTGGTCACCTGAATCTATTCTAAAGTTGTCTAACGACGCACTTGCTTGTAAATCACTACCACTTGCAAAATAAGACCATCTAAATAAGTGTTGTCCTGATTCTCTTGCTTGGAATTTAATTGTTTGGGTCATACTTGCTGTTATATATCTTGTATAACCTGTGAAATCATTTATATCTACCAATCTACCCGATGGAGTTTGTACTGTAAACTCAATACCTAATGGACTATCATCACCTCGTGTATCAGGAAAGTTTCCATTATCGATATCAAAACTTGCTGTATAATTTCTATTTTCTTGTAAATCAAATTTTCTATTAAGTGTTGCTCCACCCATTTTTGACGCTGTCATGAATAGTTTGTTGTTTAATATTTCTGCTGAACCTGTTACTGCGTCTGTATTTTCTATTCCTTCATTTATTAAGTAAGTTGAAGGTATATCAGTTAGGTTTGATGCGAATTGGTCAAACACCAAAGTATTTGGGTCAGTTGTTGTAAAGAAGAAAAAGTTATCTATATTTCCTTCAGACCCATTAGACCCGTCATTGTCAAAATATGAAAATTGAAACTTATGAACTCCTGGCATGCTTGCTGTAAATGCCATTTTGTATGTTGCTGTTGAAGTCAATGATTCTTGAAATCCAACAATATCGTTATTTAGTAAAGAACCACTTGGATTAATTACATTAAAATCAACCCCTGATAAAGACTCTCTATTAAAATCAAATTGAATATTATATACTGACCCCGAGTCTAATGAAGATGATAAGTTTGCTGTACCACCACTAAATTCAGATGCTGACATTATTAGTCTACCACCTGATACGAATAGTAATGGGTCTTGTCCACTTGTTCCTTTTATTTTATCTACCAACTCAAAGTTACCAAGACTTCCTGCGAAGTTATAGTATGCGTTTAACGAGTTTATTGTATCAGAACTTAATGGTTTTCCAACTGTAGAATTGTCTACATCCCATTTAGAACCACTGATTCTAAAAACCCAATTTGAGGCGTGTTCACTTTTTGGTGTATCATTAAATTGACCAAGTCCTTCATTCCATGATTCTTTTAGTGGGTATACAAATAAGTTAAAGTCGTCTTGTAGTTCTGCACTTTCTACATTTTCTAATCTTAGTCTGTACTGAGGTGACGTGATAGTACCATCTGCTACAGACGATGAAATTGGTGTTAAATCAAAACCAAGAAGTATTCTACTATTTCCTAACAACGTTGTGTTGTCAAGATTATAGAACTTTCCTATTTCAAGAATTTGGTCTTTACCTGTATTCTGAAGTTTCAGTTTATCATTCTCGTAGATAGTGTTGTCTTTATTTGGGTATATTCTATATATCATTTTTCACCTTTTAAAATAATGGTACCACTCTACCTCTAATATCTGTATCAGGATATTTTACCTCGAATATAGATGGGTCTTTAGGTGGATAGATTACACCATTTCTTGTTGCGTATTTCATGTCGTATCGTCTCGGTGAGTAGGTTCCACCATACTTGTTAGTAATTTGTAATCCACCAAGTCCGTCCTTGTCAGGTCTTACAACACTCTGTACTCCATCTACATCATCTAACATTACATATATGTCTGATAATAATATTGGTTGATTTATTTGTTGATTGTCTACTTTGAAATAATCTCTTAATTTACTTATACATTTTAAAAGTATTTCATTTGAGTTGTAATTTGGTTTTACTACTATCTCGAAATCGATTCCTATATTTACAATGTATGCGTTTTTGATGTTAATCGCATCTGTAAGTATTCTATAGAACGATAAATAATTCGCAAGATTTTGTTTTGTTGCGATATTTAGTTCTGTAATATTTTTATTTGAATCATATCCTAATACATAAAAATTTATACCAAGTGGATTTGATATTGGATTAGGACCATCGTCTAACGTTGTCTCTATTTGAAAATCAGGCGCGACAAATGCTTTTGCTACCGAACCAAATTGTGGTGGCATCGCATAAGTTCTAACTACATAGTCTTCTCTTGTTACCGACCTGTTCTGTGCTCCGAAATATGCTTTTGCATTTTCTCTTACTTCATCAACAGTTTCTTCGAACTTACCACCAACTGCGGCTGCTTCGTTTGACATTGCTATAGAGTTTCTTGCTTGATTGTACAATGATGTATCAAGTCCTAACGTTGATGTTTCGATTTGAATGTTTCCAATTTGTGTTAAATCATTACTTGGAACATTATCTGCTACACCTTGACTTACTCTATATGTAACTGTTAGTGTTTGGTTAGCAGGAGCTACTCCATATGTTTTAGAATACAGAAAGTTTGATGGGTCTAAACCTTGATTTAAGTTACCACTTGCATTATATAATGCGGACCCAACATTGTCAGGGTTAGGAAGTAGTTCTTCGTCTGCGTTTGCAGATATACCTGCTCCAAACTGAATATGTATTTCACCTTCGTCTGATATTCTTGTAATGTATCTCTTCGGTACTCTTTTTAATTTTAGTAACGAAGGGGTATCAGAACTATATGCTGAATACTCTAATGAGTACTCTTCAGTGTTTGGAGTTTCTTCAAATACGGTATCTTGACCAAGGTAATCTACCTTTGTCCAATCTTCACCGTCATCGTCTGATATTTTGATTACATCTATAAGACCGTCTTCGTCTTGTAGTCTAATCTTGTCATATATCTTAGGAGTACCAAATGTAAAGGTCTGTGTTTTTTCTTTACCACTTGTTGCCTTTACATACTTTTTAAGTAAGTACTTAATAGGTTCATTTGTGTTATCATCTATTTGATAAACAGAAACTTCGGTTGGGTCAAATGACGATGAATAATTAAATCTAACTTTTTGATTTGTACTAAATTCAACATCACCATTTGATTCTGCTGTTACTACCGCACCTTCTTTGATTGTCAATGCGTATCTCCAATCAGGTCTGACTGTATCACCACTACCTATAGAAGGTACTATTTGATACATACTTAGTGTAGTTGTAGCGGGTACATTTAATTTTGGTTTGTATCCCACTGCTTGTGCGATTGTAAATATATTTTTCTTTTCTTGTGCTTCTTCTAATAAAGATTCTCTTAACTGAACATCAGTATAATAGGAAAGAACGTCACCAACATATGACGCAAGTTCTAATATCATCATACCTGGCGATGATTCATTAAAATCGTTATATGTCTGTGGGAAGTAAGTTTTTGTGAAGTCAACAAGATTATTTCTTATTTCTCCAAAATCCCTTCCTAAAAGTTTTACTTCCTTTTTTATTTTGTCTGCCATATTCTAACCCTATGCGATTGAAAGACTACCTTGTTCATCTACGTTTACTATAATTATCTGATTTGCTCCACTTTCCCCAACAGAAAACGAAAAAGAAATATTAATTCTATTCTCATCTCGTAAATCTTCTACGATAATTTCTCTCATATTAATGTAAGGTAACCAAAATTCTATGTCTTTCTGTAATCCTTGTTTTAACTTGTCAAGTAATTTTGTTGTTATATTTTCAAACAAGAATGATGGGACCATAGTTCCAAACAATGGTTGAAATGGTCTCTCACCTTTTCTTGTTAATAATAAGTTTTTTAAGTTGGATATCGCCTGTTCTTCTGTCGTGAATGTAGTATCAAATATAGGTGCTCCACCAATTGGTAGTGGAATACCGACACCGACATTTTTTTGTAAATCTAACGGATGATACTTTTTCTCTTCACGTTTTCTTGACATTATACTCTACCCTTCTTCTTATCTATGGCTTTCATCAATTGAGAATAGTCCTTAGTTAATGCTTGACCAACACCTGAGTTCATTACTGCGTTTACATCAACTGCTCTACCATCAGAATCTTGTGTTGGTATCATTGATTGTGCTGTTGGTTGACTACTAAGACCCATCATTGATGCCATAGTTTCTCTATTCATACCTTGAGCATGTTGTGATGTCAAGGTCTGACCACCCATAGTGTCCCAAGTGTCTACTGTTTCATTTAACATATCAGAGAACTTATTGTCCTTAAATTTGACATTTGGTTTTTTACTTTTCTTGGGTGTTTGTTTAGGCGTACTCATTTCTTTAATAACAGATTCTTTAATAGCTAACTTCTGTTTGTTAACTTCTTTACGAACCTCTTCCTTTATTAAGAGTTTTAACGCTTTTACAAATTTATTCGTATCCATAATAATAAATAGTTTTATATATAATTATTGTTTCATTAAATTTAATTCAGTTGTAATTTTTGCAATTCTAGCCTTAATTCCTGCGGTATCTGCTTTTAATTTTGCCCCACCTGATGATATAGGAATGTTTATACCTGTACCACCTTTATTATCGGTCATAGTATTAGAAATAGCTTTACTTGAAAATGCACTAACAGCCGTATTTAGGTTGTTAAGTTCATTTTTGATTTCATCAATTTGTGTAAACATATTATCCATTGCTGCTTTCCATACGGGTGTTGATATGTTTACGTCTGATGAACCTGCTATTACAACTCTTTCATCTCTTGCATTTAAAACAACCCTACCCGAGTTAATCAACACTTGTGTATTTGAATACACATTTGCTGCGTCTACTCCAATAGAGTATGAATGTGCTTGAGTTAATTTTATTGTTTGTCCCGATGTCATATAAATTGAACTATCATCTTTATCAACATCTTCTATAACAAATTTATTCCAACCACCTTCTTCTTGATGGTTTCTAATTATTGTTATTGGTTTGGTCGGGGACCCTAACCAACTTGGGTCTTTTGTTGTACCCGCTCCCGATGGTGTATGACCAAGTCTCATTGACTGACCATATCTACCTTCAATTAAAACATCACCACTAAATGGTTGTAGTCCTGATAAGTCGGGGACTTCATCAAAACCTGCTTCAAATTCAAAATCTTTTTCATTATTAGCGTCAGGATTACCTGCTGCTGCTTCTGCGTAACCACCTGTTCCACCACCACCTGTTGACTGTACTATAGACTTTGGTAATACATTATGGTTTATATTATGTTGTAGTGAATTACTTGTGACATAGAAGTATCGTCTTCCACCCCCTGAGGTTTTACTATCTGAACTTTTACCCTTTACTAAGTAAACCTGTTCACCCACCACAGGGACCCTTTTGATATTTACATCAAGTGGATATGCTATTTCTGTAGTTAGTGAGGACCCTGTTGATGTTTTTATTGCTACTTCTATTCCGTGTAGTTGGTCACCTTCACTGTCTACTAACTCTATTTTCGTTACAAGTCCATAAAGATTACTCATCTTCGTCTCCTTTGACAGGTAGGTCCTTTTCTACCTCGTCTATGGCGTCCATTAGTTGTCTTTTTTCATCATCACTTAACATTAGACCACCACCTTCATTGTTGTTGTCCTTCATCAATCTTTGTACAATCGCCGCTAATTTAATTAGTGCGTCATCATTCTTTACAGATATCTCAAGGTACTCCTTTATTAAAGGAACAACTACCGAAGCATCATTTAGATTCTTGACCATTGGTTCAAGTTGAGCAATCAGTAGTTTTATTTGTCGGTCTTTCTTTTTTTGATTTGAATAAATATCCGACATTAGGTCTTGGAATGACCTACCTTTAAAAATTTCGTCTTCTATATTCATTAGACAAACTCCTCTATTCTATGATTTAATCTGAGGTTCCCCACGTTCAGATAATCAATGTATAGTTCTTTGTATACTAATTTTAGTTTTCCTATTACTTTGGTTATATATTGAGTTTGGACACCTGTCCTCTCTCTAATAAGTATGTAAAGTGCCTTTTTGTTGTAAGAATACAGGTCCCTTCGTGTTCTAAACAACTCATTTACAGAGTCAGCAATCTTTTGGTCTCTTGGTTTGTCAAACATCTTGTAAAGATTTGCGTCAATATATCTAACATAGAAATCAAAGAAGTCCGACATACTGTCTTTTAGATTTTGTTCATAAACTTCGTTTGTTATGTTTCTTGATGAGTCAATATATTTTGTATCTGTTTTTTGTTTCATTCTTTGGTAGTTCTGATTATTTTCATTAAACAGGTAGTTTCTAGCTACAACTGTAAAGTATGAAAACGCTCTACCATTCGTTCCATTAAACTTATCAATCTTTTGATTTAAAAATGCAACTACATTTGCTTTGACATCATCATATGGTACATCAAAGTAATATGTCTTATATGTGTGAATTACATTTTCAGAAAGTTTGTCAAATGGATAATGAATGAATCTATTATATATTCTATTCTTTAACTTATCGTCATCACAACCATTATACGCATTTATGGCGATTTCTGTTATTTTTGTAAAATATCTTTTACTCCTCTTCCTTCGTTTCCTCGGCATAATACGTCTCTAATTTTTCAATGACTTCGTATAATTGTTTAAATACCGTTCCCGTTTCATCGTCTGCTTCAAACGCCCCTCGTGTATCCAACTGTTTCATTTTTTTCATAGAATCATCAATTCTACTCGCTATGTTTGCTATCAGTTCTTCTTGTTCTTCAACTACATCCTCGGTTGCTTCATTCTTTCTAAGAAGGTTCCAAGTTGTAAATCCGAATACAATACTTGATAATGATAGTACACTGATTACTATTATTTCTGTCATAATGTTTATTAATCTTCTACTATATTTTTAAACGCGTCAAATACATTTACTTTACTATCTGTATTTGTAAATGCGTTACTTAACTTTGATTGGGTTGAAGGTCTTCCATTTGGATTACGAGTTCCTTTTGATTTGTCAGAACTTTTTTTCCATCTTTGAAATTCAAATTTGGATGCCATCATATCTGCTTGATGTAAGATATGTGGTAACATTGTTTTCAAAACCTTATCTTTATTAAACTGTCTCAAATATTCTCTACTTGATTCGTCATAGACCCCATCGGTTAGTCTAATACCTAAGAATTCTTCTTCAGTTAATTTTATTC